TTGAGCCATGTTCGGATTCCTATGAGACATTCTCCCGGTTATAGCTCCGGTTGAAATAACAGCCCCATGCACTCGTCCATCTTCTTCAACTGCTTCTACCCAAGACTTCACTTGAGCTAAACGCTTTTGATAAAGTAAAAAGTCCGCAATTAGTTTAGCTTCCTTTATATGTGTTATCTTCTTTAAAGTATTTTCATCTACGATGGGTTGGCCTGTAGGAGTAAATCGTTTTGGTTGCCATCCGAAGTCAATCAAATATTCACCTATCTGTTTACGAGAACCTAGATTAAATTCTTGTAGATGCTTTCGCATGAAAGGCTTTGTATCTCTTGTAGATACTCTTGCATTATATTCCTCTTCGCTTAAACCAACCTTGGATAGAGTACCATCTGTTTTTAGTTTAGGGGTAACGAGTTTATCATCTACCCATTTAGGTTTAAACGTAGCATGGACCTCTTCAACAGTCTCTTTAATCTTACAATTCAAATCAGCAAGAAGAGTCATGGCTTGTCTCTCATCAAACATAAAACCATTCTCTTCTTGTTCTCTCAGTATGTACGTAACTTGATGTTCAAGATTAATACTGTCCATTGAAAACCCAACAGATTCTTTCTTAAGTTGTTCAAACAAAACTTTATTTAAAACAACATCTTGTACACAATACTTAAGAGTTTCCTTTGTGTAGTTAGTGAAGTCTTCGGGAGGAGTAGACTTCGCAACTCCAAGCTTGTTACCCCAAACCTCAAGAGAATGGCCTTTCTCCCTTACAGGATTTAAAAGCCTAGAGAGGACCAGAGTATCAATCACTTTATCTTTATGCCAAAGATTGACTCCATGTAGTTTATGGATAGCCGGCATATCAAACCCAATAATGTTATGTCCAATGAGTTTATTTGCCCGGGATAAAAACTCTATACCTTCTTCAATATTTCCATCGATAATGTCGAAGGTATAGTGCTTATCGTTTTCGTCTATAGCTGCAATACAATGTATCTCCGTTGGGGTCAACGAGTCTGCTTCTATATCAAAAACTAATTCCATAATTAAAAGGGAACATCCTCATCAGTAAAATCGCTGTTGAGAAGTTCGGTATCTTCGTACTCAGATAATCTACCTGTATCTTTATCATACACTAAAGATGTGGCTAAACCAACATCCCCGGTGTATCGTGATTTAAGAATCCGTAGTCTCGTTGTACGAGCTTCTAACTCATCTTCTGATTGTTGGTTTCTTTCTAGAGCTATCACACAATCAGAGAGTTGGGCAATCGCATTGGAGCCTCGTAGATGGGAGAGGCTAACATGGACTCCGTTTTCGTGACCTTTATCCCCTGATACTCTACGTAAGTGAGAGACTAAGATAATACCGGCACCAGTTTCCTCAACCAAGCTTCTCAGCCTAGTCATTATGGAATCAATTGCTCTACGTTCATCGCCTTCTGTTGTGGCGGATACGAGCATGTGCAAGTGGTCTACGACTACCCAACGACAATCACAACCGACAATCAAGTAGCGAAGCTTAGAGAATATGTCTTCAATGTCATTGGTCCCGAAGTGAGCATGTATAAATACTCTATCGGACCCAAAGGTTTTATCAAACATACTCACCAGTTCGCCTTCTTCGTAACTGTCCCTGATATGGTCAATGTAGAGCCGAGCATCAGCTTCAATAGATAAGATACCATCGACTGTCCTTCGCCAATCTTCTTCTAGGGCTATGATACCCACGTTATCGTTGGTCTTATTAATTAGCCAATGCTCTAGCTCCCGGGTAACGGAAGACTTACCAAGGCCCGTTCCGCCTGTCAAAGTCATTAGTTCCCCTTGTCGAAGCCCAACAAGTTTCTTGTTCAGTCCATGCCAAGGATAAGGAACGCTCTCTTTCTTTTCACGTTCTAAGAAAGAACTTTTCTTGTCAGATACTCTGATAATACCACTAGGAGTATATACCTTCGCATCCCACCAAGCTCTAGTAAACTCACCATGTAAGTTTTTTCTAAGCATATCGTTAGCATCCTTGTGACCATTCGGGATGGTAGCGATACGAGCCTTACGTGGTTTGATTATACTAGCAACCTTACGTGCTGCTTCCTTTCCTTGTTTGTCATTGTCAAAACAAATGACTACGTTATCAAAGCTTTCAACGTATTCGATGTTATCTTTGATGTCCCGGACTGCTCCTTGAGCTCCGTTCTTGATGGATACCACTGCCCACTTAGAACCAAGAAGTTCATAAGCTGCCATAGCATCGCATTCACCTTCAACGATAGTGAGGTACTTCCCACCCTCTTTGAAAAGCTGTTGTCCGAACAAGCTTGCACCTGTCATGGTCCCTTCAAACTTAAAGTGTTTATCCTTTATGTATCGAACCTTAGTCCCGACTTGCTCGTTGTTTACATGATAGGGGTATCTGTGTTGAGCTATTTCGCCTTGAGCGTTGTAGATAACCTTAACCCCATACTTCAATGCTGTATCTTTTGAGATGCCTCTATCGGACAAAGGAGCATATATTCCATTGTCAAATGTTTCTTTCTGTGGTGGTAATGGTGTTCTAGTCATAGGTGTAAAACTTTCCTCCTTACTCTTTGGTGCAAACTTACCACATGAAAAACATTTTGTAGAACCATCTTCATTAACAGCAAGTGCATCACTACTGCCACAATCCGGGCATGGTTGATGTACTTTAACAAAATTTGGATTAGTATTCATATTGTGCATAAAAAAGGCTAGGTGTCTCATGCACAGAAAGACGACCTAGCCCGATTAAAATTTTCCTAAGATTCTTCTTCTGTGCTTTCAGAATCCGTAGGCTGTTCAGGTGCATCAGCACTATAGATTTCTACGATTTTACTTGAAAAGAAATTAATACCGGCCTGTAACTCTTCCAAGTCAAGAACAGCATCTACTTTCTTTTGGTTTAATCGTTGCAATCTTCCGAAGACTTGTTGACCTTCTTCAGGTAAATCTTCTACAAAGACTTGCACATCATCTATAGTGATGAAGGGTTTATCAGAGCCCTCAATGACTGTCGTTTCGTCTGCCATTTAAAACTCCTCCCCATCACCGAATGGATTCAGTTCGTCACCATCCTGTGATTTCATGGGTACTAAATCAAGAACCTGCATAGCCTGAAAGTCTAAGCTAATACCTGATTTCCCTGCGTATTCCCAAGGATATTCATTGTATTGAACTCTAACCTCAGAACCATTACCGACTGTTACGTCCATAGGCTCTTTGGATTTATTGAAAAGTTTAGGAGCAGTACGGGGTCCGTTCTTTCCATTTACTTTTCTTTTTATGGTGATGGCTTTACCTATATATTGAGGAGTACCATCATCATCTTTCAAACTAAAGTCCTTAACTCTAATTCCTCTAGCTTGAAAGTCTTGAGCATCTTCATCACTAATTACTAGGTCCACTGTGTAGACTGGTTCAAAAGTGGTATTGGGAACTGTGACGCTCGCCCAATACGCTTTACCATTTGCAACTGCCATATTTTTCTCCTTATAGCGTTTATAGTTTATGTTGCTTATTATACTCGCCACCTTGAGGTCGGTCAAGTACTTTTTCAAAAAAGTCTAAGACTTCTGTTGAAACTGTTTTCTCGTCAAAATGAACTAGAAAATTATCCTTCTCTACAAACTCATTCATAAAAGATGATTTAGTTTTATACAGTTCTTCTTCATTCATCAAGGTAAATTCTTGCCATGAACGGAACTGTTCTTCATTTAGTTGATATGTTGTCATAATTTTAAAGCGAACAAGAAGCGATAACCTTATTAGGAACAGGAGGGACCCTAAGAGGGGCAGTCACCACTTCTTGCTCTTTGTGAGGTGGTGCTGAAACTTCCGAAGGGGGGAGAGTCCTTTTGACACCTTCGGCTTTGGGGTTTGGAGGAGGGGTAGTCTCAGCACCTTGAACTAAAATTCTGTTAAAATCTTTTAACTCCTTCCAACTTCTCATAATTTCAAACTTATAATTTTTTAATTTATTGATTTATTTAAATTATAAAAAGTATTTTTTAAGACAACTTCTTTTGTCTTCATAACTTGCTATGATATCTAGCTCACCTTCAATGGTAGCCATGATATCCGGGTGCTCTGCAACACCTACACCTCGGTCCAACAAGACTTCAATGTTTAGTACGTGACTTTCAATTTTAGAATCAAAAAAATTCTCAAGACCTTCTAATATTCTATCTCTTATCATTTCTTCTTACCTTTCTTTTTAATTTACCTCGCCAGTTCTTCTTCCATACTTCTATCGTACCATCGCCAAAATGAACTGTCAAGACTCCATGATTCGCATGAAGGGCCGTAATTCTATCACGTTCTTGTTGCTCTGTATAGAGTTTTTGTATGTCATACTCAGTCATAAAAAGTCTCTAATATCTCTGTCACTTTGTTAGCCATATGTCCATCATCCCCTGTAGCAACATCAACTGCATATTGTATTTCTTCTAACGCATACTTTCTTTTCATCTTATCCACCACTCAGGTTTAGCTCTACCTTTCTCCCATTTAGCATAATGCTTTTCATTGATAACATACCTACGATAGGCAACAACAGGGTCTTCATGTTTGTATTCATCAGGCATAGCTTGTGCCGGTAATGTCATTGCATCTATTTTAATATTCTCAGGTCTACATAGTAAAGGTTTTGCAAGTTTAACTATACTTGCATGTTCTCTACCATATCTATATTTATACTCTTCACCTAAAGCTAAAAAGTGTTCATACAACCACATATAATTTGAACTAGATTCTCTCGCCCAAATCGTACAGGGATGATTCCAGTATGCTCGTTTGTAAAGTCCATTAGCATCTGCATAGTCGTCACCATCAAGCTCTCTATGAGCAGTACATAACATCTGTGCTGTTTCCAATGGCATCTTCACTAGCATCTTATCAGGCTGTGCTTGTGCTGATTTTTTAAAACTATTAGCTTCGTCTTTATCATAGAAATAAAATATGTTCATTCCAATATCTCCACTCCATACTCTAAGTCTTCAAAGTCTAGCAGCTCAATAACTTTCGCTCTGACTTCACTAAACGTAGGATGATAATTGAATACTATGGGTTCAATGTGGACCTTGACTGCCTGTTCAAGACCTATCCACTCGCTGACTTTTTCTAAACCAAAACGTCTAAACTCTTTCTCGTCTGTGTTTTCGTCTGTGCCTTCAAACCCGGCAAAGTCTCCGTAGAAACCTTGAGGTTTGATTACTCTGATAGGCTCATGGCCCCCATACTTGAAGCTAACAGTTTTTTTCTGTTGGATAGCTTCAATTACTTCTAATGTCATTTGTGCAATGTCGGGCATGGTTCCTCCTTATCTTTATCTAATAGTTTCTTAATTTCTAAAGCTTCTGTCAAGCTTAAATTGTAATGCTCTCGCAACCCATCTAATTTAAAGTCTTCATTGACTTCACGTTCTAGCCTTCGAGCATCAATTAAAATTTTATATTTCTTTTTCAAAGTTTTATTGACCTTTCTTAATGTAACTATATTTTTCTCTATTCCATTGAAGCCCTAACAATTCTGTTAGTCTAAATTTCAAAGTATCTAAATTACGAACATCACTGAGCCATATGTCTTGACATTCAAATAAACTACTCAACATGGAGTCTAAATCATTTGTTAGTTTTCTATACTTTTCTAACTCTTCGGGAGTTAGCTCAATAGTTGTTTTAGTTTTTAAATGTTTTACTTTCATTTTCCTTGCCCCCTATAAGGCTTGTGGGTTTCTTTCTTACGTTTCGACATAGTAGAAGTACCCACGTTCCT